GTTGAATTTAAATTAGCACAAACTGTAGAACCTTGCTCTATACTGCCAAAAGTATTACCAGATTGCGGTACAATGCCTGAAAAATAATTGAGCAAACATTGTTTTGGCACTGCAAATTCAATATCTGGACCAGCACTTTTCTCAAGGATAATTGTAACTGCTTGAGAAACAGTAGCCGGAGCCACAAGAGGATCCAAAACCCTTATTGAAAAAGTACCTATACCAGATTCACTAAAATCACCACAAAGTTTATATGGAGAATCGGAAATAAAAGGTACCACAAAAGTAAACTCATTAGCTTCTCTAATATCAATCACTTGACGATGAATATATGGTGAAGAAGCTAAAGTTGGAGCAACAGTTCCCACAATATTTGGATTGTTGGGATTAAACGTTATTGAAAGACGACCACTATGAAATTCAGTTTTTACAAACTTAAATTTGTATACCATTGAACCTCTCCAATAATTGAAATGTTGAGCTATCAATTGTAAAGGAGATAAATGTAACACTGTAGCAGTATTAGCAGTAGTCGTAAAAATATCAACAGACGGAGATACATTCTTTGCAAGAAGAAGAAAATCTACAGGATGTGTTGCAGCAACGGTCCAACTAATATTAGTAGTGTAGACTGGAATAGTAGATAGAAATTGAAAACTCATTTCATCCACATCAGTACCTGAAAAACCATTGGCTATCCCAACACTATTTTCATATGAAAGAGATAATGGAAAAGATTCATCCGGCCCATCGGTATTTGCGATATAAGGCAAGTAATTTTGTGTAACTCTTGTTGAAGGAGCTAAAACTACTGGCTTAGACCAACCAAAAACTTTTGCGGCTGAAGCTCCAATATCTGCAAACCAAGATACACCAGAAGCATAAGAACTTATTAATGGTATATTTGATAATATCGAGGATGCATCTCTAACTTTAATTAAAGCTGAAGAAATAGGACCAGCATTCATTGAATCTTGTTCTATCTCTGTATCACTCTTCCTAAATTTCTTTGTTGAAACAAGTCTACCAGATTGAGGAACAGCGGCTGAAATTAATTGTACATCTTCCAAATGCATAAAGAGCGTATAGGAAGCTGTTAAATTACCAGTGGCAGCAGCTAAAGCAGAGTACGGAGCTATATAAATATAACCCAAACCACCATAAGTATTTGTAGGTGCTGCAGTAGCAGCTATTGGATAGAAGTTAAGAACACTATTAAAAGGTATTTTAATAGTAACTTCAGTATCACAACACAAATCCAACTCAGCATGAGGAAGAGTTGTTCTTTGAACCAATGTATTCTTATGATCATTAGCCCAAGTGGTTGATTTCCCGGAAAACGTATCAGCACCTCCCATTGGGAGATAAATCAACATATACCTACCTTGTTGAAATCTATTAGCATTAACCACTAATCTAAAAACCATAGTTGCTCTAATACCTAAATAACCATCCAACTTCCTAGCCCAAATTTGGCTCATGAAGGGAGTATTGGGTACAGAAATACCTCCGAATGTTTCTGGATCCCCTGGAGCAAAGACACCACTCTGAATAGAAATGGGCTTAGCAAGGAAACTTTTAACATCCTGATTTATAGAATCAGAAGAAGAGTCATGTACTAATCTATCAATTTGAGTTGGAAGTATTTTCTCTGCAGAAACTACATTCTTATCAGACACAAATTGTGTGGTCGAGCTTGATTCAATCAAGCCTGATCCGTCTATATCCTGATTAGGATACAGATTTGCACCACCAGATGGTGCAATACTGCCTTGGGAAACGGTGGCAGGTCCGTTATTATTTTGATTTGAAGCAAGTGTAATATTTAAGTATTCAGGCACACTCAAGCCCAATAACCGTACCAAAGTTCTCTGACTATGTGGAGAACGTCCACGTTGCGTCTGAATAGTAAACCTAAATAGGTAACAACTTCAAGTATCTAAAGCCTTAGTGATTTTTAGAATTTGGGTTTTATTATCACACGGGTGTCCAGAAGATACAGTAATCATTTCTTATTGAAATAAAAAGTCAAGGTTCCTTTCCTAAGCAAGCAATTAAAATAACTGATATACACATTGCAAAATGTATACAAGTAAGGATAAAATAATTAGAAGAATGCAATAGTACCCAAAACTTGAGCTCTACGATCTTCAAAATCTTTATAAAGAGGTTCCTTAGTGTTCAAAAACGGATACTTTAACTTGAACTCCTTTATGAGTTTAGAACTATATTCATCAAAAATTTCTTTTGGATGAAGAGATAATTCTTTAATAGCAGTAATAACATTATCTGCCACTACACTCTCCTTATTTTGTTTAGTCGTCCAATCCACCATTCTTCTAATAGAAGTCAGGCGAAGAGGAGCAATATACAAATTCTCAGTCATATCAAAATCGAAACGTCTTTTCAGAAACTCAATTTCACTTAAGTGTCTTAAAGCTACATTTTCACCAGATTTAACTTCATTTGTATAAACCATCCCGAGTTCTAAAGAATATTTAGAACAGGTAACATCATTAAATATATCCTTATACTCATCTGTAACAGAACCAGCGATATCATCACCTTGTGTTATAGTATAAGTATTCTGACGATACAATATTAGGGCATCACTTGTTTTAATATTT